TGTTATTTATTTCTTTAATATCTTGAGCAGCTTCAATTTTAAAACCACCTGATTGTTTCTTAACATCTTTAAGACTTTCTAATACTTTTGAAGCTGGAATTTTAATGTTTTTGTCTGTAGCATTGGAAATAAGATTATCCATTTTATCTCCAAGTTCGCCTAATTTAGACTGAACCATACCTAAACCTTCATAACTTAAAGGTATTTGGTTTTTAAGAGCTGTTTCTGTGATAGCTGCTCTTTCTGTTGGTGATAAAGTAGTAGACCATTTAGCTGCACTTTCATATAACTTAGGTGCTACTGTAGCAGGAATAGCTTTTGATGCTCCATAAGCTGCAGTATTAATGCCTAAATTTAATGGGTCAATTGCTGTACCAACTTGAGCAACCTTTTCTAATGCAGGTGTTGCTTTAGCTCCAACTTTAGATAGTTTTGCAAGTTTTGCAGCACCTGTAGCACCACCTGTAACAAACATAGAAGCATCACTTAATACTTCTGCAGGGTCATTTTGAAGAGTTTTTAGAAATTCATTGCTACTACCGTATTTAGTTTTGTAGTAGTCTTTTAACTTATCAAAATAAACTTCTTCCTTTTGTGTTCCAGGTATGCCTTTTTGTACTGCACCTAAAGCAATATTACTTAAACCTTTAATAGTTTCTATAGGTTGTGTAATAGCACCTACAACATTCTTTGCTTCTTTTACAACGCTACCAGGAAGATTTTTTATGGCTTCTGTAGCAGAAAAGTCAAATTGAGGTCCTGCTTGTAGCTTACTTATTTCTTGAGCTAATATAGCAGCACTATTTGTATCACCTGCTTTATCAGCAGCTAACATTGCCTGCTCAAGTTCTTGTATAGTAGGGGTTGCCATATTATTTCCTAAAATGGTTGTTTATTTTTTATGTAAAAGTCGTATGCTTTTTGACCTGCAGGACTTAAAGTAACTTCACCTGGAGGTTTTGTTGCAGTAAGCTCTTCAACTCTTTTCTTAATGTCATTACCAACTGCTTGACCAAGTGAGTTATCATAAGCAGCAAGACCTTCATAACTAAATGTGCCTTGTTGAATATTTTTTCTAGTCCAATCAGAAAGTTTAGCGTTACGAGCAGCATTTGCTTCTGCAATTTTAACCATAATTTCTCTACCTGCTTTAGATGTTGCAAGGCTTGGAAATGCAGAACGATAAGCACCAAATTCTAGGTCAGATGTAGAACCACTACCAGGTGTTCTAATTTCTGTAGCAGCTTTAGTAGCAATAGCTTGAACAGCTTGATTAACATTTGCTGTTGGAGTATTAATACCTAAGAAGTTTTGTAAGTCAGCAGTTAATTTAATTGCTCCACTACCTTGTTGGTCACCTATCAATGAGTTAATAGTTCTTGTTTGATTTGCAATACTTCTAGCAGAATTAGTACTTGCAACCAATCCTGTTAATGTATCTTTATCAACATCAAGAATAGCTTTATTAGGATTAGGCATATTAATAGTTGTTTTAGGCGTTCTAGCATTTGCCATGAAACTTGCCCAATCTTGAAATGTTCCTTTAAATCCTTGACTTTTTGCAAATTCATATTCACGAACATCTGTAGGAATAGCTTTTTGAACATCTAATAAAGCGTCACGTTGCTCTTTAGCTATTTTAAGTTTAGTTAGTTCATTTTCAGTAGCTTGAGTGTAAGGGTTTTGTGCGCCTTGCATACCACCTAAATATGCTTTACCAATAATAGCAGGAATACCGATACCTTGATTTTTTGGAGTAGCTGCATAAGTAGCTAATGCACTTAATGTGCCTGATAATAATGATTGATTTTTAAGTTTTTCTTGTTGGTCTTGAGTTAATAAACCACCTAAATATTCAGGTTGTCTAGCACCAAAAATATTCATACCTTCAAAAGGATTTGTACTTGTGTCAAAAAAAGCCATTATTAATAGCCTCCTCTATAAAAAGACTCATAAAGTTTTAATTGTTCTGGAGTAAATTGTATTTTTGAAGATACTTTATTACTTGGACCTTGTCCCATACCTAAATTAGGCGCAGCATTGTATGTTCCTCTTGTAACTGGAGGAATTACAGGTTGAGATGGTTGAGCTTGTGCTTGAGGAGGATTTAATGCTGTAGCTACATCCATACCTGTTCTTAATGATGGCATTGGGTTATCTGTTACCCAATTTTTAACATCACTACCTAAACCTGTTATTTTATCCATGGCAGTAGGTGGAGTGTAGTTGAATAATGTAGATTGATTAACAGCGTTTAATGGTGCGTTACCAATACCACCAGCTAAATTTCCTGTACTTAAATTAATACCATCAGCAAATGCGCCAGTTGTTGTTGTGGCTGGTAAAGCTCCTTGTCCAATATTCCAAGAACCGTATAAATTATTTGCTGAACCTGCTAATTGGTCGTATGGTAAAGCATCTACTAACATAGGGTTATTACCTAAACCTGTAATACCTACAGATGGTACTGGACCACCTAATGCTTGAACTCCAGGAGCTGCATTGCCTGCACCTGAAAATAGACTACCTAATTTATCACCAAAAAGACTTTCTTTTCCACCAAATAAACCACCTGTAGCACCACCAAGTAAAGCACCTTGAATAGGGCTTTTACCTGTAATAGCTGAACCTACAGCGCCTATACCAGCTCCAATTGTAATAGGGTTCATTATTTACCTACCTTTCCTGCTAAATAGCATATTGGTTCTAAGATAGCACGATAAATACGACCTAATGTGTCTCTCTTATTGCCACGCATTTGTTTATAAATGTCAGCAGTTCTATGTCTAGCAATATGTGCTAATACATTACGTACTACTTTATTAAGTTTACCTTCACCTTTAGCAAAGTTTACTAATGGTAAGAATAGTGTGTGATAGCCTTTTTCGTATACTTTAGCATTAGGCATATTTTCTGAATGTTTAAGCCAAATTGTATTTCTAAATGAACCAAAACCGTATGCTTGTTCGTTCATCATTGTACATACAATCTTGCCACCACCTGATGATTGTTGTTGTGATGTAGAAACTTGACCCATAGGTGAACCATAAGCAGCACCCAAGTATGCAGATAGTTTTTGATATGGTAAGTTTTGTTCGTAGTTATAACGGTCAATATCTGATTGTAATGCTGTTTGTTGATAACCTTCAGCAGTTTTACCTACGTTAGCTAATTGTTGAATATCAGCATAGTCAGCAGCAGCCATTTGAGGTGCGTTAAATGCTGATTGTTGTTGTAAACCACGTTCACCAGCATAATTTTGGAATGCTAAATCACCGTATTTATTTGCAAGTGTAGTAGCTAATGTGTTTGCTGCTCTGTTTTGAATGTCAGCAGAAACACCTGAACCATAACGACCTGCCATAGATGCTGTACCTTGTGCAGCTCTAATAGCGTCATTATATGCTTGAGTAGCTTGTTGTGTAGGACCTGCTAATGCTTGTGTAAAATATGGGTTACCAGCAGATAAGTATTGACCACCAATAGTGCCTAATTGTTGTTGTTGAGCAGCTTGTGTAAGTGGGTTACCTGCTAATGCTCTATTTTGAGCTGCTTGTAATGATGCAGTAGTTTGTGCAGAAGGTCCTACGTATGTTTGACCAGGATAGTAAGAAGGACCAGGTTGTTGATATAAACCTTTAGCCTCTTGTAAACCATATTCTACGAATGGTCTTACTGTTGGGTCTAATTCAGAAGTAGTTTTTGTAGTAGATGAGCCACCTCCACCTCCTCCTCCAGAGCCACCATACAATGTAAATGACTGTACTAATTCTTGTACCCAATTGTGTAACTTAAACATATTATTTCCTTAAAGTGTATATTCCCATGTTTGAGGTTTAAAACCCATTTGCCTTGCTCTACGTTCCCATCCTTTTCTTTGTGAATTGAATGTAACTTTAGACTTACCGCCTTGTTTTGCTATTGCTTGTATTTCTTGAAATGCTTGTATAAATAGTGTAAGGTCATTAATAGTAGACCAAGAAGCCCATACATGAAGTGTGTCTCCTAATGGTTGAAGTACTACAAAACCGACTGCTTTGTTATCTATCATGCCTATAAAAAGCATTGACCTATTTTCAAAACAGTCACAATAAACATCTTCTACTATCCAAGATGTATGACCACGTTGTCTTACTAATTCAAGACCATGCTTTACATAGTCCCAATGTTGACGTAAATTATCTTTAGGTATATAGTGTAATATCATCCTACTATTATATAACGATATACCTTACTCGTGCCTGTATTTGCAGGGTGAGATATAGTAGCTTGACCTTGTGACTGTGAGCTAATATAAGGTTCTGTAAATAAGTTTGTAGTAAATGAATTAGCACTTAAATACTGCAATGTCATAATAGCACTAGGTGTTGCTGGTCTAGTAGGTGTAGTTTGTGCTGGTAATTGCTCTATAGTCACATTAGTGGACGTAGTAGCCCATGCTAAGTGAACATAGTCATTTTTAGCGAGTTCTATGTAATAGTTTAGTGATGCAATAAGGTGACCATCTGTACCACCATGACTATTTGGTATAGAAAACTTACTATTAGAACCTGCTACATCTGAACCATTTTTTCTTATCCATACATCTACGTCTTGTATTTGTACATCATCATTAGCAAATTGTAAGCTAAACTGTAAGTTATAAAGACCAGAATAGTCTACTTTTATCTTATATCCATCTGCAAGACTTGTACCTAAAGCATAGTCTGTAGTGTTTAATGTAACGTTAGCTGTAGCCGTAACAGTTGCTATACTTTGGTCTGTAGTATCTTGAAACGCACCGTATGGGAAGTATGTACTAGCTGCTGTTTGTGATAAAGGTTCTAACCCAATATATGAGTTATATCCTATACGTTCATCATTAATAGTAGTAGATATTGCACCACTAGCAACTAATGTAATTGTACCGGTATTGTTAGACTTACCTTCTACTAAGTTATTTACAATTTCAGCTACTTCTCTTGGCGTTCCACCTTGCCAATTGAGCTTACGATACATGTCACGTTTTGACATTATCTATTCCCACTTTGTGTGTAGTCTACATCTATAGATATAGCATGTGTCCATGTGCCTGTAGGTGTCACTCTAATTCTGTGATAACGACCATAAGAACGTAGTGGACATGTACCATCAGAGTTTTGTGTGACTGTAGGCTTATATGTAATATTACCGTTTAGTTCTTTACGTGATGCTATAGCCATAGTTACAGCACCATTATCTATTTGCGCCCTTGCATTAGTCACTATAGAGTTATATCCAAATTCCATTTCACCTACAGTAATGTTTCCTGTAGAGTTTTGTCCGGTAAATGTAGCAATTTTAGCACCGTCTGCACCACCTAATAAGAACTTACCACCTGACCATACACGACTGTCTAGTGAAGCAGGAAGTGAGTCTAAAGTGCCATAAGCATCTAGTCCCTCTAATGTAACGCCAGAGGATGCTAAAGATACAATGTATTCTAGTGTAGTATCAGCAGATGACCATTTCTTAACTAGCCAATTGTAGATAAGAAGTGAACGACCACCGTTAGTATTAGGATAATTCCAAATAACAATGTTACGAATTGGGTCAATAGCAGCACTAATAGTGTCTTGTTGTGATAAAGACATATTTTCGTAGAAGTATTCATCTATCTTGTCATTACCAATATTATAGACATTAGTACCATCACAAGCATAGAAACCGTCATCAGCTAAGAAGTATGTAGTAGGTCCATATTGTGTAACTGAGCCTGGTGTATTACATCCTAAGTTACGTGAGATAGCGTCAAACTGGAAGAATAATGGTGAACCAATATATGACATACGGTAAATAGCACGTTCTAATAAGACGATACCAAATTCACCACCTGTAATTCCAACTATATTACCGCCCTCGGCGAGTATCTGATAGTCGGCTTGTGAAGCACCACCACTTGTCCAGTCAGTTTCATCATTAATATCTGACCATTGTAATTTATTAGCTGTGCCACTAATATTAGCAGCCACTACGAAGTCACGAACTACGGTAATGTATTTAGCAATAGGTGCGTCAGCAGATACGTCTGCAAATGCAGTAGAAGTTCCTACATACCATGCTTGTATTTTAGCAGTATTGTTAGATGCTAATACAGCGTTACCAAACTGAACAAAGCTCCAACGGTCTGCACTAGAATATCCTCCTGCTTTAGATACATTATCTAAACCTGTAGTGCCTGAATTAAACTTAAATAGTTTAGTATTGCCGCCTGCAAATAATACAGTATCTAATTCAAATTTAGCAGCAGTTACGTTGTTTAAGTTTTCACTAGCAGCGTTAGAATAGTCAGCAGATAAAGGAAATGGACCATAACCTATCGTTAAAGGATAGACGTTATTAGCCTCTAGTAATGCTCCAGTAGTCGTAGGCTGGTCTGGTAACCACTCTGTAAATTGTATCCTTTGAGTAGCCATTCATTTTCCTTATTCTGTTACTGCGTCCCAAGAAGTTGTTTCTTCATTCCAAGTATATCTACCACCGTCTGTAGGATAGTCTACAGGTGCTTTCCATTGTGCTGTTGTTTCATCTAATGTCCATGAAGCGTAAGGTTGAGGCGGTATAAATGCGTCTAAATCTGCATCATACTTGTAACCAATGCCAGCATAGTTCTTACGGATGTTACCGTTGTAAGATGTTTGCTTCCAATTACCACCGAGTAGGTTAGTGCAGAAAGCAATACCAATTGCCTCGTTCTCTACACCGTCTTGGTCTGCTGTGTCTTGGTTAGCAACTACAATTACTTGTGTTACTATGTTTTCTTCGTTAAGTTGTGCGAAATGTGCCATATTTTTCCTTATCTTGCGTTAGAGTTTTTAAATGGATTTTCAGCAAAAGCCATATATATGTAAGTTTGTCCTGAAGCATTACTGTATCCATCAGAATTTCTTTCTTTCCATCCGTTACTTAATATATCAATATTATTTCCAGGTGTTGCCTCTGCATTAGATGCATTTGCTAATAATCTATTGGTTGAAACATTATATGTATCTCTTGAAGCATCAAACATAATCCAACCACCAACATCACCATTATTACTTGTTTGTTTACGCATAATAAATTCTGGTCTAAAACCTGTATATATAAATGGACCATCAGCACTACCATTACCTGTGTAAGAGCCAAATCGACTAAAACCTGGTATTTCTGCCCAGCAATAGGCTACATAAGTAGTTGTATTTTGGTTTATACCTGAACCATTGCCAAGTGTAAATACTGTTGATGTTGGTGTAGTGCTATTCCAGTCACTTGTTCCACTAGCTGCGGCAGTTGAATTTAAATTAACGGTAAATCCGTTACCTAAAACTGAAAAATATCCAGCCCAATTTTCTACAATACTTCTGCTTTTTAATAGTATTACTCTAGGTGCAACACCTAATCCATGTCCTACTGTAGCACCAGCAGAGCCATTACCTGTATAAGTCACAATACTAAACCCAGCAGTTGCATTTACAGATACAGTAGATGTAATAGAGCCTTGTGTGTTAGATGATGTTGAGCCACCTGCCTTCCAACACCATGCCACATAAGTAGCTCCACTTGTATTCATTTGAGCTAAATTTCCCACAGTAAAACCACCATTAACAAAACTAGTTAATCCTGTAGTTTCTGTAGTTTCTGCTGTAGTTGTATTGCTTTCTAATTGTTTAGTAGTTCCACGAACAGCATCATATAAAGCATGGTCTGTAGCACCACTTCTACCTTTTATCCATACAAAGTCAGGCTGAAAGGTAACAGCACTTGTATCTACAACAGTTTTACTTGCAGCTCCATCACCTGTGTATGTCAATACACCAAAATAGTCGCTGCCTTTATTTATGGTTGGCATTTATATTCCTTATTTTACAATTATCAAAGTGATACCTAGTCATTCCAGCAGAACCACCTTGTTTATTACAATGTGGACATGTAACTATTTTAGCTATTCTTGTTTCACCAATTTTAGCTAATCTTAATTTTTCTTTATGTTCTTCAGTAAACTTTCTTCCTACTTGTGCTAATCTTATCTTTTCTATATGCTCTAAAGAATGACTACCACGTTGCTTTCCTAATTTAGCTAATCTCATCTTTTGTTTAGCTTCATCTAAATGCACCTTACCAAACATAGGATGTTCTTTTCCAGCCAATGAAGCAGAAAATTTATTAGATGTTTGCTTTGCACCATTTAAACACAATGGGTCATTAAATAGCTTATTGTGCATTTCTATTTCATAAGCTAAAGCATCTTTTTTAGTATCAAATACACCAAGAATTATCTTGTCAAGTAAATGCTTTTCATTTAATACTAAATATCTATAACGACTACATCTTGCAGACTTACCTTTAGATGTTCCTAAATACTCTTTTGTATTTTCTGGCGTTGCTCCAATAGCATACTTTGATCCTATATAAAACTCACCTGTTTCTCTATGCTTAACTTGATATACATACGCCATACTAGTATTTTACAGGTTA